TGTGCCTCTACTGTCGTTTTATTGTCATCTAGACAAGTAACAGTCAAATTAATGACTTCTCCTATAGATGCTGCTCTAATCTTCAAAAAGAGATATTCCAAATCAAAGCTTGGAAGTGTATCCACCTTAATTCGTGAAATAACGCAATTTTTGATTAAATCCTTAACTGCACTGGTTATGTGTTTTTCGTCTTTTCCTTCTAATGCCATTAAAAGCACTTTTTCCTCTTTTACGAGAAATGGACGATATTTAACAGTTTTGCCTGTAGAGGGTAATTCCAATTCATACGTAGGATACCCTACCTTTGGTAATGCCATAAAAACTAATTCAAGTCGTATATTTATATATAGCGACTTTTTCAGCGAAAAATTTGCCGAGTAAATTTTCCGAGTTTCATGGAATCAAAAAACCGAATTTGCTGACTAGAAATCAAAGAAGGATCCAATATTAAAATTCTGATCGTTTCCAGGGTTACCATGTGCAACAGTGTGTCTTGAATAATAAAAGTTTACATTAACTCTCGTGATTTGTGATGCACCATATTGAAGAGGTACTGCATCAAGAGAATATGGATAACAATTTTCTAACATAACAACAGTAGAAACTCTACCGTTAGATGATACATTATTGGGCTCAGTTTTCATTATCTTACATGTTGAAACGTACTCATCCATATACTTCAATCTATTTTCACGATTAAATGGTAATGGTTGTGTTCCTCTTGCTCCTTCTATACCTGCTCCACTAACACTAGGCATCTCATCTCCATAGATGGATCCATACCAATTAGAGAAAAATTTAAACGGTGTCATCTGAGCATCACATAAGAATCCCATACTTACATCAGTATGGATCCTAGTATGTGGATATTGTACTGTACCTTCACCCAAATACCTGTTCATACCAGCAGTTGCTGATTGAACATTAGGCAGTTGTGCTTCATCACACAACATATGAACTATGTCATCATCCCCATTACTATAGAATCTCCGATCAAAAGAGACGTTATCACCAAATTGAAAATATACATCAAAACCAGTAGTAAGGGACATTCCTCCCTTATTACCAATTTTCTTCATAAACTGATCTATTTGTGTTACTGGTCCTGCCACTCTAAATATAAATGATGGATTCTATATTATATATGGCATACAAAGGAGTTTACAAACCAAAGAACCCTAAAAAATACCGTGGGAATCCTAGTAAGATAATCTATAGATCGTTATGGGAACGAAAATATATGATTTATTGTGACAACACACCCTACATTTTAGAGTGGGGAAGTGAGGAAGTCATAATACCATATCGTTCTCCAATAGATAGAAGAGTACACAAATATTATCCCGACTTTTATATTAAAGTTCGTGAAAAAAGCGGAAAAATATCTAAGTACATAGTTGAAATAAAACCTAAGAAACAAACAAAACCCCCTTATGGTAAAGATAAGAGAACTGCTGCCTACAGAAGAGAAGCTCTAACCTTCGCAAAAAACCGTGCTAAATGGGATGCTGCCGAAGACTACTGTGATGATAGGCAGATGAAATTTTTAATATTAACAGAGGATCATTTAGCGGTATGAAGAAATGGCACAAGGATTTAAAGACATACAAGTACCTGTTGTAAAAGAAGACTCAGGATACGAAACTATATTTGAAAAAATAAAAATAGCAGCAGGTGGAGAAGTAAAATCTTACCTATGGTATAGAAATGCTGTAAGAAAATATGCATTAAGAATTAACGACAACCCTGAGAGAATGATACGTGATGAGATACAAGATAGTATGGGTACAGAAGAACAAGAGGATGATAACCAAATAAGAAGATATGCAGTCTCAGGTCACATGTATATGTTTGAGTACAAAGCAAAAACTGCAAACAAACTACCATATTATGATACATTTCCGCTTGTTTATGTAATAAAATCAACTAGACATGAGTTCTGGGGTCTTAACCTACATTACATGTCACCAAAGAAGAGAGCATGGGTTGTAAAGAGATTAATGGATGGAAGAATTGACGCACCTCGCAACTGCTTTCATAAATATATAACTAGTCATGTTGATGGTTTCTTACTTGACTTAGCAGCAGAAGAATGGGCTTCAGCAATTCTACTTCCAGTAGAAAGTTTCGTAAGAAAAACTAGAGGAAGACCAGGCGAACAATCATATCCTATGGAGGTTGTCTGGGATGAAACAAACGAAAACTTCTATGATAAAATCAAACAAAGAAGAATCGTTCGTGGTTATGGTACTAAAAAAAGCCGCACAATGGTAGAGAAATAATATGGGACCATTAGATATAGATGCAGATGAACTGCAAGCAATCCGAAATCGTGCTGAAAGTGAATTCACTAAGCCAGATGGTATCAAACAGTCAGTCTGGAATTCTATGACTGAGGCTGATAGAAAAGATGCGGTGAATGAAATTCAATTAAATAATTTTCTTGAAGAACAAAAACTAAGAAGTGAAGCAGAAAAAGTTATAGAATCAGTAACAGTAAGTGCTGGTCCTCTTGACGGTAAGAGTCCTGATAGTAATACTCAACGATGGCCTATAGATCAGATACAAAATACTACTGACTATGTGTTCTTTCAATTTGGAAAATATGTGCCACCATTCGGTCAAGATGCAGCAAAAGATTTAAACTTCAGAGGAAATGATAAGCTTGATCCACCCATTCCACCAAGTACAAAGAGACATGGGTATGATGCTTCAATAGCAAGAATGGAAGTTGATGAAGCATTTAATTCTATAATGCTACCTATACCACAAGATTTAAGCAATACATTAGCAGCAGGATGGCAAGGTAAAGCATTCACTGGTATGGGAAGAGCAGCAATAGCAGCAGTTGCTGGTGGTAACAATGCTTTTGCACTTCAAAAAGCAGGAGATTTTAGTGGTAATATAAAAGCAATACAAGATTCACTAACAACTAACGTACTGAACCTAGTTCCAGGTGTTGGTGGTGCTCTTGATGTTAATGATATTAGTGGATCAGCAAGGGGTGTTATATTAAATCCTAATGCTGAGCTTCTTTATGATTCTCCTGAACTTAGAGAAATTGGAATGTCATTTAAGATGGTTCCAAAGAATGCTGAAGAAGCATACACCATACGTAAAATATGTCAGACATTTAGAAAAGCAGCACTGCCTGTATGGGGTGCTGATGGTGACATTGGTTTGCATAAACTAAAGCAGTACGAAACAGGTAAAAATTCTAATGCTCAAGGAGCAACTGCTACGAAAAATGCAACAGCTAAAATATCTGGTGAAAACTTCATTAGAGTACCACACCTATGTAAATTCACATTCATGAAAGGATCCAAACCTCATGGATGGATATCACAATTCAAACCATGTGCAATAAGTAATATAGTTGTTAACTATACTCCTGATAACACCTATGCTACATACAATAATGGTTCTCCAGTCGCAACAGAAATTAGATTAAATTTCCAAGAGACTAAACTTATATTCAGAGACGATGTAGATTCAGGATTCTAATGTATTTTTCACTCATACCAGACATAGAATATGATAACAAACCAATCAGTTATCCGTTCTCGGAATCTGATTTTGTTACTGCAAAGAATTTCTTTAGAAGATATAAAATAAGTGATGATATCTATGGTTATGCAACATACTATAAAAAATATACCATACAAGATGATCTAAACATAGAGACCCTTGCAAATGATTACTATGGTAGTCCTTTTTATGATTGGGTTATAGTATTAACAAATAATTATATCAACCCACAGTTTGCATTCCCTGTTAGTGCAGAAACTGTAAGAAAGATTGCTGAAGAAAAGTATGGTGAATCAGAAGCTTACTCTGGTATTCATCACTACGAAACCATAGAAAAGAAATCAGGTCAAACTCTAGATGGTCTTGATGTTATAGCATTGGAAGGTGGTCTAACAGTAGACAAAAAGTTTTATGATTCTCAATTTACATACTTCAATGGTACTCAATCAGTAAGTGTTAATGGTAATACTGTATCAAAATCAGTAACAAACTTTGAACATGAACTAGCTGAGAATGAGAAACGAAGAGAAGTATATATACTGAGGAAATCTTACCTTAGAAGATTTGTTGATGATTTTAAAAAGAAAAACTTATATACAAAATCATCAGACTTTATATCACAAAGAATTAAAAAGACATCAATATGATATTTTGGATTGGATTTATTATCATGGTTCTCAATGAGGGCTTTGTTATTATGCGTCATCAATCTCCACTCTTTGCTAGATGGAGGAAGGCACTCATCAAACAGTTTGGTGATAACTGGAAAAAGTTTCACTCAATAATGGATTACGTATGGGTTGGTGCAGTTATCAATGGAATCATCTTCACATCATGGGAGCATAGATGGATTGATATCACAGCACTAACAACATGGTGGTGTTGTGTATTATTATTTGTTTACATACCTAGATGGGTAAAAACCTTTTAGGCAAAAAAATACCCCGAAAATTTTTCGGGGTTTTAAGGAATTGATTAACAGTTTTTGCTCAGGTCTTCTGCCATCTGTCCACCGATTTCTCCACCTTGATTCATTCCGATCATCGTAGCTGCACCAGCAAGAACCCAACCGACATAAGGAATAGAGGCGACACCAGTAGTAGCAACAGCACCACCGAGGCTACCCCCAACGATTCTACCTGTTCCTTCTCCTGATCCGATTGCTTTGATGCACTCTTCTGATTTTGCTTGCTCCCATGAGTCTGGTGATGCTTGACTACGGAGTGACTTGTCCACAGGTACTTGTTCAATAATGCTTTCCCTGTTGTTACCCAGTCCCAGAAAGCCACCTTTCTCCTTGACCTCTCTGATTCTGTTAACAGTCTTGGGATCGTTAGCCCTGTATTCTATTTCATATCCATCCATTGAAACCTTTGCCTTGTAAGAAGTGTACTCACTTACAGGTAGGTTTAATGTTGGCATTTTACTGGTACGATTAGCAAGCAAACCAATCATAGCAATATGAGACACCCCTAAGAGTGTCCCTAAACTTATACCGATCCATTTAGTCATAATAATTTCTCTCTTCTGGTGGAATTACTTCCTTCTCTTCATCCTTCTCAGGATATATTCTCTTATCATCTGATTCATATGGTGGTTGAATAGATGTAACGAATGTACTTAGGTCTGGTGGTGCTGTACCATTGATAACAGCAGAACCAGTCGCAACTATACCAAGTGATAATGTTGTTGCTACCATTGTGGCCTCTGCCAACTGTAATAGTTCGGCTAGCACGGGTCTTGTAATAACTGTTTACATTATAGCATGAAAAAGAGGGCGTGTCCACCCCCTATGCCAGTTTAGTAATCGTCCTCTTGCATTTCAATAAACTCTTTGTTCTGCCTACAGATTCCATGTACATCAATCTCTTGATGAAGATGTGCAGAAGTGTGAAGACCCTCTATCATTACTAGTATTGCTAGTAACATGACTGGTAGCATCCATAGTGGATGACCCAGTACTTCATCAGTTTTCATCAGCGTAAGGAAAGAAG